GATGGAGTACAAACGGCGCTTACACAGGCCAGCATTGGCGCTGCGTTGTATCCGCAAACGGCAGGGGAGATTGCTGCTGGCGTCGTGCCGACTTACTACAATTATCCGGCTGATCCAGAAATCGATCCTAGGCGGTACGGTCTTACGACCGCCGACACGGTCGGATCGACAAACCGCGTCGCAATTCAAACGGCTATTACTGTCGCCAATACGCAGGGCGGCGGTACGGTCAAAATCCCGCTGGGCACATTTACGATCAACAACACGGCGGCGACCACTGGGGTTGTGGGCGTGAACCTGCTATCTAACGTGACTCTTGAAGGCGTTTCTGCAACCGAATCGATCCTAATTGCAGCTGCCGATTTTTATGGTGTCGGTACTTTTGGCCGCATGGTAGGAACGCCAGACAGCTCTGGTCTTTACGGCTATGCGCTTACGAACGCGGGAATCAGGACCTTGGGTTTTAACGCCAACAATTCAAGTCAACTTGAGACCACTGGAGGATTTAACATTCTTTTAGGTGCCGGTGGCGGTCAGAACGTCTTTGTGGAGGACACCTATCATGTCTCGGCGGTCGGTACCGCAATTCAAGTATCCGGGGTGAGCGGAGGTCCGACGGTTGCCGGCGTGATTACGCGGCGCAATGTGGTGCTTTCGGCGACCTACATCGGCATTCAGTGTTCTAACTTCTTGAACTGGATCTGCACCGAAAACCAAGTCAGCGGCTGCTTGAACAACGGTATTGACGGCTATGGGCAGAATTCTGGCGGCACGACCGCCAACGATTTCGTCATTGCGAACAACATCATCTATCAAACGCTCAACGGCATTTTTCCTGACACTTGCGGTCACGGTGTCGTAACCGGCAACACCATTATCAACAGTGGAACCGGCGCGGGTTCTTATCACGACGGTTTCGGCATCTTCGTGAATTTTCAGTACGAGATGGGCGCATGCGTAGTCAGCAATAACAACATCGACACGTGCGAGTATGGCGTGGGAAGCAACGGACAACCCGGAGATGGGTTGGTTGTGCAAGGAAATGTAATCTCGAACTATTACGGCGGCGGTGTTGGGTTAGGCACTCAGGGACCGTTTTCATATGGAACGGTGCAAAACAATTATTTCAGGCCCTCTAGTGCAGGCATTCCGGCCGTTCTTTTGGGTAGCAATACGGTCAACTACGTCAAGGGCAAAAACAACGTCGTCTTCGTGCCTGGAGGTGCGACGGCGGCAAGTTTGACCTCAATCACGGCCGGAACCTATTCAGAATGCGCGGTGGATTCCTACATGAGTCTTCCGTATCAAGTCGGCCCCGATTTGCAGTCGCGCTATTTGGCCCTCACCGTGCAGCGTACGACCGTTTCTGGATCGACCACCGTCACGGTTAATCCGACGGTGGGTTCGTTCTTGGACATTACCGTGACCACGACGACGGGCTTTTCTATTGGGCAGCCATCGACAGCTTCCGACGGTGCTTTCTTGAAAATTCGCATCTCCAACCAAGCCGGCGGCGCATTGGGTGCGATCACTTGGAACTCGGCTTTCAAGATGCAGAGTTTTACGTCTCCAGCCAGCACATTCAATACCACGCTGGAATTTCAATATCTAGCGAGCGAGGGTTTTTGGTATCAAACCGCAGCATCTGCCGCGACGGTTCCGAACTAAAGGATTTACGTGGAAGAAAGAATTGCAGCTTTGCAGGTACAAGCCAACCAACATGAGCGGGTCATCGGAGAACTCACCGTGAAGGTGCAGGCAATTCCTGAACTCACGCAAGCGGTATCGGACCTGACTGCCGCCATGAACTCCGCCAACGGCATGTTGAAGATGCTGCAAATCATGGGTGCAATCGTTACCGGTGGTGCGGCACTCATTGGCTATTTCATGGGCAAGAAGCAATGACCTTGTTCGCGCGCCTGATCGCTCAGCGGGAGGGATTTAACGTCCCCGGAAGTATTCCGAACCGCCGCAATAATCCCGGCGATTTGAGGCATAGTCCTCACTCGTCCCACGATGGCGAAGGGCCGGACGACATTGGTATCATTGACACGGTTGCAGATGGTTGGGCGGATTTAGAACGACAGTTACAGCTTTACGCAGAGCGTGGCATGACCATCGCAGGAGCCATCGATGAGTATGCGCCGCCGAGTGACTCAAACGACACGACCGAATACCTCAACTTTATCTGTCAAGGGCTCGGGCTTCCACCAACCGCCCTTGTCTCAGACGCACTCACCATCCCTTAAGGAGCAATCTATGTCTCAAACACTCGCAGTCACCTACACGACGGAAGTGTTTTCACCGCCGCTCGTAGGTCCGATCACCACGATTACCGCCGTCCTAACTGGAACTGGAACCAACGTCGTCAGTCTGACGATTCCCCTTGCGGCAACAAGCGTTTCCACCTCACTCCAACCGGATACCTACACATGGACACTGACGAACTCCGACGCTGCCGGGAATACTTACGGCGGGCCCTATACCGGTTCTTTCGTCGTTACGGCACCGACCACTGTCACCCTATCGCTGGCGTCCGGCCTTGCACTGAGCTGAGATTAGCCACAGGTTTAACCATTCAGGAGAAGCAATGACTAACGTACAACCGGCAACCCCGGTAAAAACCGCCGCTGGCAATTTGGAATCGGCCGTGGTGGCTGATATCCACACTCGCCTCGCCGCGCTCGAGACGACTGCCAAATCCGATGCCGCCAAGGTCAAAGCCTGGGTCGCCACGAATTGGCCCCATGCGATCACCTGGGCGGGTGGCGCTTGGATGGCGATTAAGCTAGGGGTATTGAAGATCCTCTGATGTTTGTCACGCGGAAAGTCATAGCTTCGGCGCAGCTCGTGCTTTCGGTGCTTTTTATCGGCGTGTATTTCTATACGCTGCACGACTTCATTCACGGACAGATTTCCGTGCCCGTCGAATGGAAAGACACAATTCAGGCGCTCCTTTCGGTGCTGACTGCTTCCGTGCTGACCATCATTAATTTTTGGTTTTCTCGCAGCCGGCCGCAAGATCGGGACGAGCAATGATCTACATCAAAATCGCTGCGTGCATCGGTTTAGTGGTCTTTTTCATCTGGTACGGCGACCACCGTGAGGCAGAGGGCTATAAAGCCGGCAGCGCGGCGATCCAGGTCGAATGGGACCAGGACAAGGCTCAGATCCAGAAAGCCGCTGATATCGCATTAGCGGCGGTTACAGCCGACAAGGAGAAGGCTCTTGCTGACAATGCATCGATTCAAGCAACGTATCAAAGCCAGTTGGCGGCTGCTGACGCTTCTGCCGCTGATCTGGTTCGCCGCCTGCACGACTACCAAACTCGTGCCGCAGCCAATCCCGGTCCCCTGCCCAAAGGTAACAGTAGACCCGGACCTGCTCCAGCCGCCCCGATCCCAAGCGCAAGCCTCCTTGATGCAGCTATTGGGGATGCCGCCGTCGAATGTGCCGCCAACGAAGCCCAACTGAGGGCACTACAATCCGAACTCAAATCGCAATTGCAGTAATCCTGCTCGCCGGCTGTTCGGTGAACCCGATCAAACGGTGCGCCACGTATGCGGAAACTATCTCGGTTGCCAAACAGTGCAGCGCCTACGATAAATGCGTCTTCACCTTGGCCGACATGGACAAGCTGGCTAACGCTGAGGCGGACTGGCAAAACGAGTGCGTGAAGGTGTTAAGCGAGTACTGAGAGGATCGCGAGCAGCACGTATTGAGCGAAAATTCCGGCGATATAGCCGAGTAGAAACCAACCCAGTCTAGTCATTCATTAAGTTCGCCTATCCGAACAGCGACCAGAAAATCCATCCAGTCGGTATCTTTGTCGATATTTAATTTCTCTCTGATCCGGCACTTGTAGGTTGAGATTGTTTTCCAGCTGACGTTGAGTTCACCGGAAATACTTTTGATCTTCATACCCATCGCAAATAGTTTAGCGATCTGCCGCTCTCGAGGCGACAAAATGCTCAATGCGGCGACCGGCGCACCGCATTGCGAGCAAGCGTAGATCTGCAATTGCTCAATGGTCTTGTTGGCGAGGGCGGCTAACTTACTCACCTGGATAACGAGCCACCATCAGCATTCCAATCAGCGTCGTGCAGGTTCCTATCAAAAATCCTATGGCGAATGCGATCATGGTTTATCTCCTTTGTCAAACTGTGAGGTTGCGATTCGACTTAGGCGCTGTACAACATCATCAAACCCACCTTCTGGTGATGCCCCTATCCAGTCAATGGCCTCAGTCAGCGCCGTCTCAAGTTCGCGGATGCGGCTACGCAAATCGCGCATCTCAATGATATATGCGGCGCTCTGAAGTCCGTCAGAGATAAGCCGCGCGTTCTCGGCTTCCAGCTCAGCGATGCGTTTAAGGTGTGTTGACGCGATTTTTAGGGCTGCCTCCATAGGTTTCGCCTTGTGTAACGCATTGTCGCGTTCTTCCTCAAGCTCGCGGATGCGCGCATCCCGTTCGGCAACCTCCCGCTGGCACAGGAAATGGTCGTCCAAATGCTCCTAGTCAAAGCTCATTGCTTGTCTCCTCGTAGGGCCAAGGCCGCTATTCGTGCCGTCGCAAGCGCAGCCTTTGCTTTGCGCAATTCCGCCACGAAGCCGGAGCGCACTGCGTCCAGTTCATTCTCGGCATCTACGCGGGCGTTCACTTCATCTTGATAGCGAATCTTGAATGACTCCAATTCCCCGGCAATCGTTACGCGCAGATCGTGTTCGCGCTGTCGGCTGCTGCGACACTCAGCGAGTTCGGCCTCAAGCTCGCGGATGCGGTCATAGGTCGGTCCAACAGGCACGCTAGTACCCCATATGGACAAAGCACGCACGCGCTCAAGTTCAGCAGCCAAGGCGTCGTATTCGGAAGCGGCGACAAGTTCCATGCTATCGGGCGGGTAGCCTTCCTCTTCATCCCATACGAATACGTATCGCTCAACCATGCTCTGATCCTCCATCGGCAGGAGAGCGGTTTTGCTCGTCAAACCAACCATCGACGGCATTATCGATTTGCTGTTCAATATGCTGAATAGTTGCCCATTTGCCGCGTGGAAACCATTCAGGACGGTCCTCGCACTTTTTCAGCAGAAGCACCAGCCATGCCATACGGCTAGCGTCTTCGACCGGATACACGTCCTGATCTAGCGCATGTCCGATAGCTTCCGCAGTCGTTCCTGATAAAGTGACCGTACTCACGGCTTCACCTCTGTGTCGTCAGGTGGCACAACGATTTTCAGTAGCGCAAGAAGGCTGCGCGCCTCATCCAGATCAATCACGATATGGCCGCCCTCGCTGGTGTCCGTAATCGTGATCGTCTCCAGTTGGACAAATACCTCCAATGCCCCCAGATCCATGCCGCTAGGAGCGCGGTTGAAGTGCACGTTCATGATGGCTTCGCTTCTCCCGCTGGAATGTGTCATGCGCCGCAACCCTTACAAGGGCGATCCAACTCATCGCGCAGCCGAGAATTTTCGGTTTCTAATTCGCGGATGCGGTCATTTTTTGCTTCAATCACAGTATCTCCCGCCATCCGCAGATTTTCAGCGCGCGCAGCATATTTGACTGCGCACGTATCCATGTGCGGGAAGGTGTCGGGCGCTCCGCAAGTACACTTAACCATGCTTCGTTCCCCGGGGTTGCTGCATCTCGCCTCAAAACCTGGCGCAAACCCTTCTGATTGTGGGCCGTCACCGAAGTCTGGACCGTCGTTTTCCTCGTCACTCGGAGCGGAGCCTTTGAGGGCCTTGCGGGCTGCATCCAGTTCCGATTCCATATCCAAAAACAGCTTGTCGTACTCCGCATTGCTTAAGTCGATGAACGACACGGACCCACATGAGCCGTCTGGGTTGGCGGGTGAACGCACAGTGATCCGAACGCCTTTCATGTCGTCGTGGCGGCTCACGTTGATGTATGGCGGATACGGGTACGTCGCTGGCGTGTGCGCGGTGATGTACTTCATCTGAGTAATACTCTGGGTTGGGCTTTCGTGGCGTCGGCGTCTTTTTTTGAACATCGGCACGATGGCCTGGGCTTTGGCGGCGAAATGCTCATGGTAATTTCCGGCGCATAGATCGGTGCGCCGCACTTCGGGCAATGACCGACGACGATGTAACTCATTTCGGCTCTCCTACGGGTTTGATAGTAGCGGCCCGATGACGGGGGCCAGCCGGAAGCCCAACTGTTCTTGCGGTATTTCCTGCGCCTGCTAGCGGCGAGTTGCCCTGATTACCAGGCCACCCGTTCAGGGATGCGCTTCTGCAACCCATCAATTCTGTTCTCCTGGTTCCACTCGTGGATTAGAGGTGCCTAGTTCAGCTAGGGCTGCTTCCTTAGTGGCCCAAAATCGGCGTCCGAACTCGTCGGCGTCCTCTAGCACCTGTGCTAGTTCAATCTCGTTGTCGATCTGCCTTAGGTCCAGATCGCAGCAAATCGTTGTGTACCAGCCGACTTGCGGTTTCATTTCGGTTCCGCTCCGGGTTTGTGAAAAGACGCATGGAAAGATCGGCGGTCAAGCTGCGCAGCTTCTCGGGATGAAGGGCGTACCGCGTGCTGGCTCGCGAGGCGCACGCCGGACAGAGGCCCAATGACCGACTCTAGTTGAGGAAATCCCGCCGACCTATTCATGCGTCCTCCGCTTTGGATGTACGTGTGTAACAAAGGCAGTCGGTCCCCTTATTGCTTGACGTATACGTGGCAACTGGCCGAGTACCTGGGTATCCAATTGAAGTAGGATATGGCTCCGTGGATTTCCAAAAACAACGGACGTTGCGACTCGCAAGAATCCGTCCGCGCGCATCCATAGCGGCTGCGGCATCGAATAACGCGCAAGTCTTACATGACTGACTCACGTTGCCTCCACGTCTGATTGACGAGTAGCTCTCCACAATCGAAGCTCGTCGGCGTCGGCTATCATTGAACCATCTACTCTCTGTATCCACGAAGGGCACGACAAATTGTCGTCGTGCCCTGCGGCAGCAAGAGCCGCCTTCTCGGCCGCGTCAGTGACTTCGACGTAGCGCGGTTTCTCGTTCATGGCTTAGCCTCGTCACTCAAATCAGGGCTGATGCTCAGGTCGCAAGAGTCTGAAGGTGAGCCTTCGTAGGGCGGCAACGGGTTGTAATACGGGAACTCACCCGCGTTCGAGTCATAGCCGCAGTTGCGGCAAATTTCCCGTATGTCCGCATTGACCCATTTGCAGTGCGGGCAGTCCCACGTCGGACCGTTCCAGATCATTTCTTGAATCCTTCCCGCTCCGCTGGCGGCTTGGTGGCCTGCTCGATCAGTTCCTCTAAGCGCTGCAACGTGGCCCATTTGCCTTTCGGGAACAGCGCTAGATCGTCCTTTGCGTACTTCAGGCGAAAATAGATTCCGCAGCACAGATCGAAGTCAATCCACGACTTGGGCATATCCCACCCGTCGTCATCGAGTGCATTGCTGATTGCCGTGCGCGCTGCGTCCGATAGCCCGTTGATCCAGACGGTATCCACTTCCGGCAACCACTTACCCATGCTCACCTCCCCGGTTCTCAGTTGAGTCGCCCACGTCCGTAGAGAACTGCGCACCGCAGACCCTGCATGTCGCCGTCTGATAGTCTGGGTACGACGCCACTACCATCGTATGGGTAGCGTGCTGCAAGTCGTGGTCACAATCCGTTTCCGCAACAGAGTCCATCGCGTCGTTGTCACACGTGGGGCACGAGTACCCAGCGGAACGCAGAGCCCGCACTTCCGCCTCCAAGTCGCGGATACGTTTGTCTTTATCCGAGTAAGGCTCGATCATTCCCTCAATGCGCGCCTCTAGCGCGGCAATCCGCTCTCGGGCAAAACTCAACTCGCACGCGATGTCGTTGCGGTCTTTAAGTAAGGCGTCGAATGACGTTTCCGCAGAACAGCACAGATTGATAATTTCGGTCATGGTGTTGTTGTAGTGCGACGGATCACTCATTTCGACTCATCTCCCCCTGTCAGGCTGTGACGTTGGCTTGATCACTGCCGGAACATGACCGCACGCGATGCACGGTCTAGCAAGCGCCAATCCGCGACGTTCATAAAGTCGTTTCCAGTTCGCGTTGTCCGCCTCAAGCTCGCGGATACGGGTAAGCGCCGCGGTCAGTTCCTTTTCAGCGCGCAACATCATCGCGGTCCAGCTTTCGTCAATCATTTTGCCTCACCTTGCTTTGCATTTGTGAGCCAGGGTGATAGACCTTGGCGATATGACGAGACAGCGGGTCAGGTATCTTGGCGATCATTGCCGCCGCATATTTTCGCGCAATGCTCTTGCTACTTTTGCTGCTCGGGCTGGTTGGGTCTGAGAACCAATCGCCGCCGACCTTGATGTGTTCGGCAATATTCGTGAGGTGGGGGGTTACGCCAGCGTGACCTTTTCGACCCTGCCGAAGTCCACTTGGCGCCTTGTGATGATCGCCGCGGCTGTGCGGTACCTTGTTGTGGCTCACGGCGAACCATGAACCTCCTAGATTCTTAATCCCCGTGTCATTGAAAGCGCCGCGCTTCGCTTTGTCAGGGATCGACCAATCTAAGCCGGGGACTTTTGCCTTTGCCCTGATCATGGGCATCAATGCCGGGACATCACCCCACAGATGGAAGCTACCGAAGTTCCACCGGCTTCGGCCAACCCAGGGGATGGCACCGCGGACATTCTCGATCACCGTAGGGACGCCTGACTCTTTCCCGATCCGCACGGCGGCGTCGAACAATGCGGTCAGATCCTTTACGTCGAGCTCGCCAGCGCGGTACTGCCGGGCCCGCTCTTTGGCCCGCGTCCACGGCATAGCCATGTAACTGAACTCTTGGCACGGCGGCGAGGCGACGATCAGCGCGGCATCCTTGAACTGGCTACCGTGAAGCGTCAGCACGTCTTGGATGACCAATTGCGCCGGGTAGCGATGCTCGCCGTATTCGTGGCGTTCAATGTCGAATCCGATCACGTCATACCCCTCAGCGAGCAGACCTTCCGTCCACCCACCCAAACCGCAAAATAGATCTATCGCCAATGGTTTCACCGAGACTCATATTCCTTTGCATGAGTGTCATCCCGCTCAATCTCCCGCCCCAACTGCTGCGCCAACTCCATTACTTCCGCGTCGGTCATAGGCCGGCCTAAACGAATCGGCTCAGCCAAAAATGCAGTAATGATTTCGATCCACGTGGCTGCTCGGATCATGCGGGCTCTCCCATCAGCCATCGGTTTACGCGGTCCAATAATGCCCGTTCACCGCCGTAACGATAATTAAATTCACGCTTGCTCAATGCCATTGAAGGTCCTAGCGCAAAAGCCATTCTCGCAGCCGTCCAGCCGTCATCAAGTACCCCTCTGTGATGATAAACGCACAGAGGTATCGTCGCCTGGTGACCGCCAGAATGCTTCCGGTAGCCCTTATCAACGATGTGATGAATCTCGACCGGCCTCCTGCGACAGCAGACGCACGGCATCTCTTTGAGCCTCGACATGCGTTCTCGGTCGGCTTTGGTCATGCGCGCCTCTGACTGGCATTGATCGAACGCCAAACGTCAACGACAATCTCGGCGCGGCTCCTACGAGCCTTCAAGGTCTCAAAAGCGAGCGTAGCCTCGCAGTACTGGTCATCCGCCGCAATCGCCTCGCCATGCGTCTCTGCGGCGGCTTTACGCGATTCCACCGACCCGTCGCTCGACAGGAAAATGCGCGCTCGAGTCCGCTTGCAGAGGATTTCGGTCTGCATCAGGGATGTTTTCGCCTGCGCATAGGGGAGGTCAGACTCCGCGAGAAAAAGCATCGCCGCCTCCATTTTGTCTTGATTTATCATGCACCATCTCGCATGCGGTCGCGCCAATGATCGGCTTCAAGCTCGCGCGGATCTTCCCAGCCTTCAGGACATTCCTCCGACTCGTCGCCGCATCGCTTGCACTTCCAGACATAGAACGACATGGTTCCGTTGATGACGTTGGGGTCACCGATCCAGTCCTTAATCCGGTCCCAGCGGTGAGGCTGGAACCGACCTGTGCGTTTGTTGCGGGAACAGGGCATTAGAATGTCCGTTTCGCCAGTTCGGCGCGTTCCGCCTCAGCAGCCAATTTCACGTACGCCTTCCAGGCATTTCGCTTCGATGCAGGTAGCAGCTGACTCGCAGCGATGTACAGATCATGGTTGCTCTTGATCTTGTCATGCTCGTCAGCGACGTTCATGGCCTTTTTCTCTTCCGAAACATCCTCGTCCAGCAGAAATGCCATGCGTTTTGCCGCCGCTTGTGCCAGTTCCGAATCGACGTTCTTGACGCTATCGGGGATCGGGGTATGAGGCTTTTCATATGCCTGGTTACCCGCTTTGCCCGTTGCAGCGTTCGCATCGTCGTCGTCGTCACCGACCACACCAGCCACGGCCATCATGGCGTAACGCCGTGCATAGGTGGCAGCAGAACCGAACCCTTGGGCATCGGATTTACTCGCCGGCAGAACCAGTGGACCGAAATGCATTTGCTGGCCGCTGGCATGGGTCAGGATCGTCGTGCAGGAAATACCGCCGTCGACCGTCTGCACATCCTGCATGAGCGCAATGCCATGTTTGGCGAAAACAGGGATCACCGCGTTACGCACGGAGGCAAGACTTGCGAACTTAGAACGGAAGTGCGGATTGGTCGAATCGAACCCAGGATTCTGCATCTCCGCTTGGGCCTTTGCGAGCGCGATGAACATGCCATGCATCGGCGCATCAGTGCGCGTCGGAGAGGCATTTATCGGCTTCTGTTCAAGTATCGGCCACGGTTCAACTTTCTGATTCTCGCTCATGTTTCCTCCATCAATCGTTCTTGGTGACGCACCCATGCGGCTTCTTGGCAATTCGCGCACAGGCAAAATATCCGCACGCCATCGTCAACGAAGCAATCCACCTCCAGGTCGGTGTCAATCGCTTCGTCGCAATGCTCACAGTGCGCGATGCTCATGCGGTCAGACTCAACAGGTTCGCGCGCATCGTTTCCAATTCGTTGATCGTCTGTTGATGTTCGATGCGCGTCTTGCGAATCTGTTCGTTAATCGCCGCCAATTCGGCGGTGACTGTTTCCTCGGATGGTAACTGAGGAAACTCCACGTCAACCCATTCAGACACGCGAATGAACGTCGTATATTTCGCATCTTCTTCGTCTTTGATGTAATGGTATCCGCTCGTCGAGCCTGGAACCTTAAACTGGGCGTACTTCATCGGTTTTCCCCTTCAATCGTTTAAACTCTTCGTCTACGGCTAAAATCATGGCGATCTTTAGCCCCCTGATGGCCGCAAGTCTTTCGACTGTCGGCAGACCAGCATGCAAAGCACGCATGGTCATCTCGTAGAGTTCGTCAGAAATTGGAATCATCGTTTCACCTTGAATTCAACTACATTGCGTGGAATGGCCGGTGTGATGCGATGTTCGACCAATCGTTTGCGCGGGATGCGACGAAAGTTCGCCGCATGCCATTTCAGCAGTTCGCCGCAAATGACGACAATCGCGCCGACACCGATGCAGAGAAGAGACAGGAACACGAGAGCGGCTTGCCAGCCGAAGGAGGCGAGATAGTCGCTCACTTAAGCTCCTCCTGCATCGCATCCGCCTCGCGCAGTTCGCGCAGTTCGTCGCCTTCTCCGTCCCAGTCGCGTTCAATGCGCGGCTCTTGGTCATGTTCGATCTGATTGTTTTCGTCGGTCATGGTCGCTCCCTATTTGGTGAGAACAACAATATGGTCTATTCGACAAGATTCTGAGTCGCACGCTCATCATCAAATTGCGCCTGCTTGAGCGCAGCCGGAAGTTCAGCCCTAATCAGGTCGTCAGTCAGCCATTTATATTGATCAAAGCGTCTGTTCTCGATATCGTGACGCAATAGCGCAAACACCGTGTCCGCCGTCGCGGTTGAGTCTACGCGCATGAGATACCAATCTAAAAACGCTGCCGTTGCTCGGCGCGCATCCTGGTACATCCCTCCACCGAAATCGACTCGAATGGGGCTGACAGTGTTTCGGTTTGTCATCGTCATCTCCTGGCTGGTTGGTGAGAGCAACAATAATTGCCGTATAGGCGTTTGTCAACACCTATTGCAACGAAATAAAATGTGCGCTAGTCTATGGCACATGAAATTCGAAGACGTTTTGAAGTATTACGGGAGCCGCAACAAGATCGCGAAGGCGTTGGGTTGTTCGCGGCAGAACATCACTCGATGGGCTTACGACGGCGTGCCAAAGGTTCGGCAGTACGAGATCGAGGAAAAGTCGCGCGGTAAGCTCAAACGAGAGGAGCGGGAAAAGTCGTGAAACTCACCGGCAACCGCTGCCAATGCCCCGCGTGTGGGGAGTGTTTTAACAGCGTTTTCGGTTTCGACCGCCATCGGGTAGGTGGTTGGGACAATCGCCGCTGTTTGAGCATTGCCGCCATGCTAGACAAGGGTTTTAGCAGGGCATCCAGCGGATTTTGGATCACGGCGACGCGAAATAGCAACCCTGCTCGGGGCGCTGACCGGCAGGGTGCTAACGGGTAGCCAGTGACGATAGCGGTGTGGCAGGCCCTATGTACGCGCAGATTGTATATACAGGTCGGGAGGAATGCAAGAAATGAGCCAAGCAGCAAGAATCTTGCGGCACATGAAGCGCCACGGATCGATTGATCCGCTTTCCGCGCTGCGCAAATACGGAACAATGCGGCTCGCCGCGAGAATCTTAGAACTTCGTCAGCAGGGCCATCCGATACGATCCGAGATGGTGGTTACGTTTGGCGGGGCGAGGGTGGCGCAGTATAGGCTGGAGGGGTAATGATTTACATAGCATTATGGTTTCACTTTCTTTTGACGCCGCAAGCACCGCACTGGCATCAACGTTTGCCGACGCAATTGCGAGTTGACGCAAGCGCAGCGAAGCGGTAAAACGAAAACGCCCCCAGATTCGCGTCTGGAGGCGTTGATTTCAGTTGAAGACGCAACTGGGAATCAGGCTTTGGCCCGCAGCCATAATGCCAATTCTCACCTTTCAGCGCAACCGAAGTCCGTCAGTGCTACGAAAAGTCGGGCAAAGCCTCCCGGACGCACACATGAAAGGGCTACAGGACGCGATCTGGTTGACCACTCCAGCCTGCCCCTAATGGGATAGAACGAGTACCCCGGACTATGATCCTGAGGGGAAAGTGGGTTCTTCATGCCCAAAATCATTAAGCAAAAAGCTCTCGCCCATCACGGTAACAACATCCGCAACGCATCCTTTGTATGTCACCGAACATAGCCATGTAGGATTATTCTGATTTTCTTGTAATCCCCGCTTCGCTGCGCTATAACGAACTGCCGCCTAGATCGAATTCATGCCTCGGTCGAACGCTATTCCCTCCCCGCTAGCTGGCGGCATTTTTGCGGGGATTTGGGGGACCAATGAACAACATGCCGGTCGATTGGATTAACCAGATCAAGGCTGAATATCCCGCGAGGTCTGGGGGTTTGGGTTGGTTGGATATGCGTCTGATGCTCGCGGTCCGCAGAGCCCTTCTCACGCACACTTGGGAGCAGATCACCGATGCCATCAAAGCGTACAAAGCCTATTGCCAGCAAAGCGGTAAGGAAGGCAGCGAGCTTGTCCTCAAGCCGAAAAGCTGGTTTGAGCAAGGCGGGTATGACGAAGAGTGGCGATATCAAGTTAAGCAAGATCCTGTCGCAGTTGAGAAAGCGCGACAAAGTGATGCTCTCGACCGTCGAGCAGATGAGGCTGGCGCTCGAGTCGGTCTTACTCGTCATGCACTCGAATCAAGAGCGGCTTTTGAAACTCGAGTCCGAATGGCTGAAATGCACAATGCCAGTCAGCCCGCATCTACCCCAGTCCGTCAACTGAATGTCCAATCGTTAGTTGCGAGGCTGGTGCGGTGATCTGGCTCAAAGCGAACGAGCATTACATTGAATCGAAAGACGGACGATTCACCGTCACTCGCTGCAACGATCCGGTCAACCCCGGTAGAACGATTTACGGTGCGTGGATTCGCTGTAAACGCGATACGAGCGGCAAACTCAAGGAACCCGCTGTAGACCTGGGCCAGAGATTTGCGACCGTCCAAGAGGCTCAGCGGGCGTGCTATGACGCATGCTGAGAAACGCCTTCGAAACGCTGAGATAGCCCGTAGAGCGATGGCCGGCGATTCGTACAAAGAAATTGCCCGCGTTTACGATTTGCACGTGAACACGATTTATTTGATTGCTCGGCCGGCGCTAATCGCTGCGGGCATCAGCCGAAAGCAAAAAAAAAGCGCACGCGATCCGCAGATCATCCGCATGGCCGTCGAAGGCAAATCTTATAAGCGCATTGCTAGCATTTTGTGTGTTCCGATCGATACGGTTCGGCATGTCGCACGGCCCGCATTACGCGATATGGGCATAGCCCAAAAGCCTCGGGAGCGATGGCATGTCGATTAACCGATATGCCAGAAAGCGTGACCTCGCAGAGCCTGAAATAGTCGGTGCTTTGCAAGCGGCGGGGTTTCAGGTCTGGCGCGATCTACCGGTGGACCTGTTGGTGCGCGATCCAAAGTGGTTGCCGGGAGTGTTTCGATGTTTGGAAGTGAAAACGCCGGGGCTAGGAACGCATGAGAGCGAGCGAGAGCGGCAAACGGAATTCATTCGGGTGACGGGCACACCCATCGTAAAGACGCCCGTAGATGCTTTACAGGCTGTGGGGGAATTATGAAATCTGAGCAAAAGGACGAGCGAAAGGAAATCGACCCATATTCGGTGTGGAACTTCTCGGAGGATGACCACGACGAGGGGCCGGGCTTTGGAGTGTGGATCAGCGCAATTATTTGGACAGCGCTGATTCTCGGAGTGTTGTGGGCGTGGTTCATTTGGCGAAACACATGAGAGGCATACCTGAGAAATCCGACCGAAATAGTCAAATGCTCGCTGCGCATCGCGAAGGTAAGTCATACCGAGCCATTGCGGAGGAGCATGGGATTTCGATTGCTCGAGTGTTTGCGATTGTGGCTCGCGAAAAGAATCGAGTGTTCACTTTATTGAAAGCTGGAAATGCTGTTCAATCAGCGGACTCGACGGAGAGCTGATGCCAGAACGAACCAAAGGCGAGCCGCTCAATAAGTTTTTGGGCCGGTTCATGAAATCGAAAGCCGACCAGAAGAAATGGCCGGAACGCAAACAGCGTTTGGCCGTAGGTTACGCTGAAGCGAAGAAAGCGAGCGAGCGGAAGTGAGATTTTCTCCGTCAACTGCCGGCCGTGGCTTATCGGTCAACCGCGACAACCTGGCTTTCATCCCCGCCGAGATGACGCTCAAGCCATTACGCGACCAGATGATCGTTGAGCCCTTGGATGTGATGCAAAGTCGCATTTTGATCCTGCCGCCGGCGCAAAAGACGCTGCGAGCTCGAGTACTGGCAGTGGGTCCGGGTCATTATCCGCGCCAATACAACGCACCGAAGGGTGAAAAGCGTACCAAGTGGTGGCATGGAACCACATTCGTACCGGCCCAGTGCAAGGTCGGGGATATCGTGCGCCTCGAGGGATTCAACAACGAAGGGTTTTTCTGGGGCGACAAGTATTGCGTGCATGCTCGAGAGCAGGACGTTGCGGGGATCGAACAGTGAACAGACGCGGATTTTTGCAAACACTCGCCGCAGCCACTGCAATTTCTGCTGGTGGAATTATGCTGATCGAAACACCGAAAACATTTTTCCTGCCACCGCGCGGTGGTTGGCATCAGGCATTGAAGATTCGGCGTGTTGAGCAGTATTTGATCAATTCGGACGAAATCCGCTATGTCTACGACGCCGCGTGGACCCTGCCGGATGGATTCATTCGCGAGTACTATGTGGATGCAAGCACGCCGTGTAATGAAGTGGCGAAATTGCTTTTGAAAAGCCAAATGGAAGCCGAGCAAGGCGCGCCCAGCAGTAGTTTAAGCGACGAGTACTGGCTGTCCCGATATGGAGCTAGGTTTGAGGGTTATATCTACGCATGAGCAATCGTCGCAAACAGCCCATAGAACCGGAAGTCCACAAGCCTTTGTACCCCTCCCATTGGCGTCAAGGGGCGCTACTGGATCTGCGCCGATTCACCGATGGCTCCTTTCGCGCAACCCTGTGGGGTGAGGAATACGACCCCACCCAAGATAACGCCATTCACTTCACAAACAGTTTAGACGCACAGAACTTCGTGAGCCGTTGGTATTCGCGAATAATGGATGTTCACTGAATGAAACGCACACTGGAAAAGCCCATATTCTCGATGGCGATGAGCGAGAGAACCGGTTGTTTGGTGATGGTACGTACGACCGGCGACGAGGTTAAGGTGATCGGCAGCTTGCCGAGAGCCGAATCCCAGATGCTCGCCGACCGGGTGCGTAATTGGCGGGAGCAGACCGTATTGGATGCGGCTCCGCTAAGCCTGCGTGACGCAGAGCTGGACGCGATTGGGGTGACCAAATGAACCGCCGCGGTTTCTTGCTGGCGGCGCCCGCGCTGTTGGCCCTACCTGAGTTGATCGTGCCTAAGCGCACGTTCTTTCTGCCGCCCGTGGGCGGGTGGCCTGATCTCACGGACCGGAGTTTCTTCTATGAAGTATGTGACGTCGTGCACACTACCGTTTATCGCACGTATCGCACCAGCGTGGACTTCGCCTGGCGCGCTGACGATTTTACTACGATGACCTACCAGAGCCGGTCAGACGTGCCAATCGTGGTCAACGGGTTCTTGCTGAAGCCGTTTGAGAAAGTCATTTTCGAGTCCCGGCAGAACGGGTGGATCCGGGTATGAAGGACTACCTGCACCAGAACTATCTGGACCGTGAGCGCAAGAGGGCGCGCGACTGGCTAGACGCGCGAAAGCTGGTATTGGATGCGGTGAACTGAGATGCGGTGGTATGTCTATTGCGTTCGCTCAGATGGAAAACTGCTCTATATCGGCAAGGGCAGCAATAATCGCTATCTTCATAGCGCCAAGCAGCGCGGAGGTATTGCCGGCATCTTGGAGTACTTCAAACGCGAGAAAGACGCTATCAAGCGTGAGATTGAATTGATTGCGGAATTCACTCCGCCCCTCAATAAAACCAAAGGAGGAGAGGGAAATACGCAAAAGCGGTTTCATAACTACCAACTGCCAATTGCTTCGATGACGGCTAAGGCGTACAAAAGGGCCGACGAAACAGGTACTTGGTTTGATATATTGGTTGCGGCTGCGTTTGCGCGAATTGAATTGAATTCTAGAGGTATCAAAGGATGGCCCGCGGAGGATCCCGCCCAGGTGCTGGCCGACCCAAGGGTCGGAGAAGCGATAAGACGGTTGCACGACTGGAGGCTATTGCCGCCACCGGCTTGCTACCGCTCGACTATCTCCTCGGTTTGATGCGAGATGACAACCAAGATCTGGCTGTTCGATTGGATGCTGCGAAATCTGCGGCCCCCTATATCCATCCCAAGCTTTCGAATATTGAGCATAGCGGAAACATCGACTTGATTACGCCAGAGGAATTGAGTGATACAGACCTCGCTAATATCGCCCTCAGAGGCCGCAATGGAGCTTCTGAAACGACGATTAGCGAAGAAAAGCCTGACGAAATTCATTGAATATCTGGACTTAGGCTTTGTTCCAGCGCGTCATCATCAATTGCTTATCGGCCATCTTGAAGCTTTGGAGCGTACAGAGATCGAGCGGCTCATGGTCTTTATGCCGCCAGGATCAGCGAAAAGCACGTATAGCTCCGTCCTTTATCCCCCGTGGTTCATGGGACGAAACCCAACCGCGTCGGTATTGGGAGTATCGAACACCACGGAGCTTGCTGAGAGGTTTAGCCGGCGTGCGAGGAATCTTGTGTCTATGCCGCGCTACCGTAACGTCTTTGGGTTTGGATGCAGTGAGGACACTAAGTCGGCCGGCAACTGGGAAACCGAGCGATCAGGAGAGTTTTTTGCTGCCGGTGTCGGGTCAGCAATTGCAGGCCGTCGTGCAGACTTGGGACTCATTGATGATCCGATCAAATCTCGAGAGGAAGCGGACTCTGAGCGCATTCGGGATAAGCAATGGGACTGGTACGTCAACGACTTTACGACTCGTCTCAAGCCGGGAGCCAGGCAAATCCTCATCCAAACCCGATGGCACGAGGATGACCTCGGAGGACGCATCCTTGAGCGCGAAGCCAATCGATGGACCGTCGTCAAAATCCCGATGGTAGCGCAAGCCTCCGATCCGCTAGGCCGTCTTCCGGGTGAACGCCTCTGGCCGGAGTGGTTTACCGACGAGATGGTGGAACAGGCCAAACTTGATCCTCGAGCTTGGAATGCGCTTTATCAGCAAGACCCAGCGCCAGATGAGGGTGATTACTTCAGCCGGGACGACTTTAACGACTACATCGAGCGACCAGAGAAATTGCACATTTACGGCGCATCGGACTATGCGGTGTCGGAGGGTCAGGGCGATTTCACCGAACACGGCATATTTGGTCTGGACTTCAATGGTGATCTCTATGCGCTCGATTGGTGGCGCGGACAGACCGCATCTGATGTTTGGATCGAAAAGCAGTGTGATTTGATCGGTCAATATTCGCCGCTGATCTGGTTTGGGGAGGCAGGGCCCATCCGCAAGGCGATTGAGCCTTTCTTGAAGAAGCGCATGCAGGAGCGCAATACGCTATGCCGCTTGGAATGGTTGCCCTCAATCGCAGACAAGGTGGTGCGCGCCCGATCAATTCAAGCGTTGGGCAGCATGGGCAAGGTGTATTTGCCGAAATCATCGCACTGGAAGGCGGATTTAATGGGTCAATTAATGCGCTTTCCGGCCGGCAAGTATGACGACGGGGTGGATGTTATGAGCCTGATTGGTCGAGGATTGGAATACGCCAGAGCGCCGAAGATACCCGCTAAAACCGAAGTCCGTCAGCCGCTTGTCGCGCGTGGTGGGCCAAACTCATGGATGCACAGGTAGTTCTAAATGCGACATAGCACTCCGGCGATTGGCGAGACTTCTGTCGAGAATGCGACATGACCGAAGAGCGCGACCGGGACTTCGATGCGATCAGCGAGAAGGATATCTACCTTGAGGCGCGCGACCGGATGCAGACTGCGTTCTCATCGGAATCGACGTACCGACCGAAAGCGAAGGCTGCTGGCGTCTTTCGCGAAGGCAATCAGTGGGACAACGACGTGCGGACGACCGTCAGCATGGACGAGCCGCAACTGACGATCAATCTGACGGATGCCTTAGTCCGCCGTGTAGTGAACAACATCAAGCAACAGCGCCCAAGAGGCAAAGCGCATCCGGTTAACGGCGAGGCGGATATCGACACGGCAGAGATCATCAACGGCATCGGCCGGCATGTCGAATACCGATCGGATGCGGGTGTGGCGTATGACGTAGCCGCAGACAATCAGGTCACAATGGGCTTGGGATACTGCCGGCTGGTTGCTGAGTACGTGTCCCCGGATAGCTTTGACAAGGATCTGCGGATACTGCCGATACCGGACATTTTCACCGTGTACATGGACCCAAGTTCCATCCTGCCGGCCGGCGGTGATGCGATGTGGTGCATCATCTCGACGACCATGAATCGCACCGAGTACAAGCGGTTGTACCCCAGGGCATCGAATGCCGAATGGAATGATTCAGGACGGTCTCCGAACACGGTCGATTGGGAGAGCAAAGAGGAAATCCGGCTAGCGGAGTATTTCCGCATCCGGGAGAAGGCTGAAAATCTCTACCGCATCGTGCGCAAAGACGGCACTGAGTACACTCGATTCGAGTCCCAATTGCCGTCTGAGGAAGCCATGATCGCAGTTGGCGATCAGTTGATGGAAAAGCGCGAATCGGTCCGCAAACGTGTTGAGTGGTTTCGGCTGAATGGCGAGAAAGTGGTAGAGCGCGAGGTGCTGCCTGGAGATTACATCCCGGTGTTCAGGGCACAAGGGAACGTGGCTCACATCGACGGCCGGATTTACCGGCGCGGGATGGTTGCGGGAATGGAAGACCCGCAACGGATGGTCAACTACGGCGAGACGGCGAAGGTCAAACGTCTAGGACTCGCCAAACAATCGCAGTACATGGCCGCTGAGGGCCAGCTAGACGGCCATCCCGAGTGGGATAGCCGCGAGCCCGTGGTAACCCTCACATGGAAGCCGGTGACGATTATGACGGCGCAGGGTGAGGTGCTTTTGCCACCTCCGCAATCCCTGCCTCCCGCACAGATCGAGGCGGGATTTGCCGAGTTCGTTCAGGGAATGCGTACGAATCTCATGGCGGTAGCTGGTATGCCGTCAGAGCCTGGGGCTGATACTCAAGGGACGGTCGTATCTGGAAAAGCCATTCAGCGCCGGCAGGGCTACAGCGATCAAAGCCATTTCCAGTATTACGACAACATCACGTTGATGATTGCGCAGTTGTGGCGCGTAATGCTCCAGTGGATTCCCGCGTATTTCAGCACCGAGCGGATGCAACGGATCATCGGGGATGACAATCAACCCCGCATGGTCATGATCAACGAGAAAACTTCCGAAGGTGGGATCAATAAGGTCAAGCATGACCTGTCGGTTGGTCAGTATGACGTGGTGATGGATACCGGCCCCGGATATGAGACTAAGCGTGAGGAAGGTGCTGATAACCTGATTAGCTTGCTGTCCATTCCAGCGCTCGCTGAGATCATCGCGAAGCAGGGGCCGGATCTCGTATTCCGTTCAATCGACCATCCGTACATGCAAGAGCTTGCTGACCGACTGGTCGCACAGACCCCAGAGGGGTTGAAAGACGTACTGGAGTCAATGCCATCTCGAGCGCGCGCATTAATTCAGTCGATGGCGACGCAAATTCAGGGTTTGCAGCAGAAATTGCAGCAAACCGAAATGGACTTGAAGAACGGCATCACGAAAGCGCATTTAGCTGCGACGGTGAAAGCGCATGACGTTGAGGAATCGAACAAAACGAAGCGCCTAGACACCTTGAGCCGCGACCAGACCAAGATTGAGACGACCAAATTGCAGATCGAGGGCAAACTGCGCGATACCGAGATCGACGCGACGGGCAAGCTATTGGACACGCATTTGCATGGCCATTACGACGAAAAAGCGGCCGATAGGATGATCTCGCAGGGTGAGAAAGCAGAATCTAACGGAGCAGCGAAATGACGATTCAGGTATTGAGCAGCAAGGATCAAGCAGAAGCCATTGCTACCGGTGTCATTCCAGTCCCGCCCGAAGTCCAGGCGGACAACGAAGCGCAGGAAGCCAAGCGTGAGGCTGCAAAAAACCCCGAGAAGGCGAAAGAATCCAAGGCCCGTCCGGCATTGTCGAAAGACGAGCTCGCTGCAATGGACAATCCCGACGATCCAGATAATGTGGAGGGCGACGACGGTCTGACCCCGCGTCAAAAGAGAATTTTCACTGAATCGATGCAAAAGACGATTGCCAAAAAGCATCGTGAGGCGAAGTCAGCTGAGGAATTAGCGACTCGCCAGTACAACGAGAAAGTGTTGGCCGAACAGCGCGCAGAGAATCTGGCGCGGGAACTTGAACAGATCCGCGCAAAGAAGCCTGAACCGGTGGTGGTGGAATCCAAACCACCGCAGCGTGGCGATTTCGAGACCGACGACGCTTACCAAGATGCGGTGGTTGATTACAAGGTCGATCAGCGCATGAAACGTCAGGAGGCTGAGCAGGAAGCGCGCAGGCAGGAGCAGCAGCAGGCGGAAGTCATGGCGCAGGCGGTAGCTCGAGTCGAACGAGCGCGCGAGTTGGTGCCAGATTGGCAGGAAACAGTCAGTTCGATCTCCACCGAAATCCCTGCACACTTGGGCGGATATCTGGAGCAATCCGAACTGCTGCCAGAGCTGTCGTATCATCTCGCGAAGAACCCGAAAGAGTTTGCGCGCATCGTCGGTTACACGGAAGGATTGAAAGAAGGTTCGCCGGCATGGCAAAAAGCTGCTGCGCGTTCACTGGTTGACATTGGGAAAATCGAGGCTACACTCCAACCATTCGCCAAAGTCGAGTCAAAGACTCCTGAGGCGAAAGTCCAAGACGGCAAAGAGCCGAGCCTAGAAACGGGATCAGCCCCGAGTAAACCCCGAGTTCCAGCGCCGATCATTCGGCCGTTGAATACCGGAGGTGCGACCCAAGTCGACAAGCCCGAAGCGGAAATGTCCGCCATCGAAGCTCGCCAAGCTTGGGAACGAAAGAACGGCATCTCGCTCACGGCTCGAAAAAGGCACTGATACCGGGAACACTAATGTTTCAGGTGCGCTTATTAGCGCAGGTGACCTTTCTTGGCCAATCAGCTCCTGACGATCAGCATGATCACGAATCGTGCTTTGCCCGTTCTCGCGAACAACTGCATTCTGACCGACAAGTTCAATCGTCAGTATGACGATGAATTCGGCCGCAAGGGCGAGAAGATCGGCGGCACGGCGAATGTCCGTCTGCCGCCTCGCTACTTGGGTACGTTCGGTCCCGCACTGAACGTCGAACCGAGCGTTGAGAACTACGTTGCAGTGCCTATCCTGTACCAGTTCCACGTCGACATTCAGTTCAACACGATCAACATGGCGTTGGACATTGATGAGTTCGAGACGCGGTTTATCGTTCCTGCGACCAAGGCGGTAGCGAATCGCATCGACTCGGACGGCGCTTATTTCCTGTACCAGAACACCGCTCAGCAGGGTGGCACGTTCGGTACGCCGCCGACCTCCTATCTCGCTTTCGCGTTGGCGAATGCCACGATGATCTCGGAAGGCATGCCCGCAGATGACATGCCGAATGCGGTTTTGAATCCGCTCGCGTCAGCCTATATGTCTGACAGCCTGAAAGGTTTGTTCAACCCGCAAGCGCGCATCAGCGATATCTACGAAAAAGGCCTGATGTACAAGAAGACGGCCGGCTTCGACTGGTATCAGGACGCGAATATCGCGACTGCGACCACCGGATCTTTGCCGGGTACGCCGGTCCTTGCGGGCGCTACATCGACCGCTGGCGGCACGGCATTGCTGTCGTCCGGTTGGGCGCAGTCCGGTACGTTCAACCTCACCGGCCTGACCGCATCGACGGTATGTTGCGCGGTCGGTGACGTGCTGACGGTCAAGGGTGTCTATCCGGTAAACCCGCAGAACCGCAACCAGTACAGCAACTCGCTCAAACAGTTCGTGGTCCTGCCCCCGGGTGGATACGCGCAGATGGCCGGTGCTGCCACTCCGGGTGGTCCGCAGTTCGCTCCCGCAGCGCTGACCTCCGGTACGTTCAACTCGACCGTCGGCTCGACCAATTACGGGTTCTACACCTCGAACGGTTCGGGCAATCTGTCAGTGACGGTTGCGGAGTGCTTGATTTACGGCGGACAGTTCCAGAACTGCACGGCTCCGGTCAGCACGTACACGGTGACCTGTAATGGCGGTACGGCAGCTGGCACGGTGAGCCCTCAGCACCTCTGTTTCCACCGAGACGCGGTGGCCTTGGCAATGATTGATCTGCCGATCCCTCGAACGGCTGTCGAAGCGTCTCGGGCGATGGATAAAGAACTCGGCATGAGCATGCGCATTTTGACGAGTTACACCGTCAACAACGATGCGGAACCAACCCGTATCGAAGTCGCATACGGGTTCGGTAGTTTGTATCGCAATTTCGCATACCGCGTGGCCGGTTAAGGAGCAACGATGGCATTTCCCTCTACGACCAACGTCAGCGGTGCAAACCCTGGTCCGAACGATGCGGTGCTTCCAGATACAGTACAGATGCCTACGGGCAACATCTGGAAGATCGGGCGCTTTTCGATTTCCATTACGCCGACCGCTGTTGCAGCGACGACCGCCCCGGTGCAGACGTATGCAGCAACCGGAATTGGCTTGCTGACGACCGATGCGATTCTGGTATCGGCACCATCGACCACGGCCGGTGTAGCTCCTGCACAGGCGTATGTGAGTGCTGCGGACACGCTTGCAATCCAATGGGTCAACCCGACCGCAGGATCGTTGACGCCGCCCGCTGGCAACTATCTGATCACCGTGTTTCGCGTGCAACCGAACTGGACTGCGCCGGCTAGCGGCAACCAGTTGGATTGGTAAGCCATGCCGGGTTCTCAGCGTCCGGCGTACGGCAACGAGCTTTACGATTTCATTATCGCGCCGGCGAGTCCCGGCAATGCTCCAGGCGTCCTTACGTGGTCGACGGCTACTTTGTCCTCGACCACGGCAGAACTCACCACGACCATTCAGGGTTTGCTGGTTGGCGACCTCGTTGACCTATATCTCACGAGTGGTGCAATGACGACCGGCCTTACGATCTCCAATACGCGGGTGTCGGCAGCAAACACGCTGGCGGTAACCTGGGTTGCGGCGAGTGCATCGCTCACTATCCCAACGGGTACGTGGGCGGCGAATATCACGCGGCCGGAAAGTCCGGGCTTGCTTCCGACTAGCGCGGTTTAAATGGAAACGCGCGCCTTCGCGCCGCTGTATCTGCAAACGAGCCTGACCGGATCGACCGGCACGCTCGCGCCGTCCGTTTCGGTCACGAGCTCGACTACGGCTGCTGCTAGCACTCAATTTGCCGGTAACGCCGCGAACAACGGAATTTGCCAGATCCAGATCACCAACACCACGACCGCTTGGGCGTACGTGAATTTCGGTGTACTCGCGGAGACGGTCCCTGCTGCAACCGTTGCATCGAGCTATCCGGTAGCCCCTGGGACGGCTGTGGTGGTTTCTGTGTTGCCGGAAGTCAATGCTGCGTCGGTCATACTTGGCGCGGCTCCTGGGACGAATACGGCGGTTATATTCACCCGGGGTGAGGGAATCTAATGGCCCTCGCGGCCGTAAAGTTCTATGCCTACGTTCAGAATCAATCGAACGGAGTCATTAACTTTTCCAGCGACGTTTTCAAACTGCTGCTGACGGCCAATCAGCCGGTCACGGCGACGAATGCGTTGTACGGCGATATCACCGGGGAAGTGACGACCGGAGGCGGTTACACACTTGGTGGGATTGCAGCAACTACTACATCAGCAGGGCAGACAGGCGGGGTTGAAAAGCTCATTCTGTCGGTTACGTCCCCGACTTGGACAGGAACCGGATCGGGTTTCGGTCCCTTTCGTTACATCGTCCTTTACGACTCCACGCCAGCCACCAAACCGCTTTTGCTGTGGTGGGATTACGGGGCCTCGGTCACAGTCACATCCGGCCAGTCTTTTGCCATTTTGGCCGACGCGGTAAACGGTGTGATTCAGATTGCGTAATGGCGGCTGGAGTAACTCTCGGATTTGATCAAGCGCCACCAACAGCGCAGTTGGGGTTTGCGGTCGTTCAAGCAAATGCACTGTTTCTCTCCGCAACCGGGGGGGCTGCATTACCGCAAGCCGCTACGCCGACATTCTCACCCGCTGCCGGTTCGTATAGCGGAACGCAGACGGTCACGATCTCGGATAGCACAACCGGCTCGTCCATTTATCTGACCACCGATGGCACGACGCCGACTTATCCGATTACCGGCTCGACTCGGCTCTATTCCGCACCGATCACGGTGAGTGCTAGCGAGACCATCAAAGCCATTGCGATTGCGACGGGATACACGACGAGTGCTGTAGGTAGTGCCGCCTATGTCATCGGTTCAGGAGGAACCAATTATCTAGGCGGCACGCCACCGACTGGGTTTACGAGCGGCACGACCTATTTTGTCCTAGCGTCGAACCTGAGTTCAACGACTTGCCAATTATCAGCAACGCTCGGCGGCTCTGTAATAGTGCCGTCAGCATCGTCGTCTTCATGCCAGATCAACGCGGGATCGGTGTGGCCGTACGCCACCGGCAATTACTACATCACGTTCGCCAACGCACAGGCGCAGGTGGTCGAGTGCGCTTGTGTTTGCGGGTCGCAAGTCGTCACGCTAAGCACGGCCCTGACGTCGGCGGTGCCGTACACGAACACGTACACGAACGGCGCTTGGTACCTGATCAACGGACCCACGCCTACCGGCAACTCTTGGTCGAACCGCACGCTGCCGTCTAACTTTGGCTGGGGCAGCCGCCAAGGCGCCCCCTACGAGGTGTGCTTTCAGCTCGCCAACGAGCTTGGCATCGATCCCTGGATCGTCTTTCCGATGGGCTGCGATACCAGCCACTTCAGCGGCATGGCGGCGCTCGCCAAGAACGGTACGGGTTCCGGGCTTGCATCCTTTACCGGTGTGCCTTCCACGTCAACGCTCTATTGCGAGTTCAGCAATGAGGTTTGGAACGGCGCGTTTCAACAGCTGCATTACGTCGGCATCGTAGGCACGGCATTGTGGCCGTCGAGCAGCGTCTATCAAGGACAAGAGTTCTACGGCACGCAGGTGGCAAAGATGGGTCAGGCGTTCCAGGCAGAGTACGGCTCTGCGTATGGCACGCAGGTAAAGACCATCATGGGTATGCAAACGGATGGCGGCAACGGCTATAGCTTCATGAACACCGCCATGAACGCGCCGGACTGGGTTGCCCAAGGCAACCCCGCCCCGTATACGTTGGTGCATGGCTTGTGCATGTTCGCCTACTTCACCGCGGCGAACGATGGCTCGAATCTGAGTTCAGCAGACTCCGCCAACATCCTGAGCTTCTCGACCCAAGCGTTGCAGCTTAATGAGTTTTATGGACTCATGTACACGAACGTCGGTCATACCTCGACTGGCGGCTCGTACACGTATTCGAGCATCTCTTCGGGCGGCATCCTCGCGGGCATGATTGGGCCGCTTGCCTCGGTCATCGCGCAAATACGCGCCAGCACCTACTCTTACAAGAACATCCCGATCCACGGTTATGAGACCGGCGATTCGTGGAACAATTACACGGGCAGCCAGTCAGCGTTCATGTCGTTCCTTTACGCCGCGCACCGCGATCCGCGCTCGCAGTACATCTACTACGACCCGGGCAACGTCATGTATGGCACCTACGGCTATGCCTCGGCGAACGGGCAGACCGGATTTCTGCCTGCGATGATCAACGCAGGGTTGGTTGACTTCAACCACTTCAATAGCGTCACGACGCTCACCGTCAGCGGTTGCTGGGGTGCGTTGGAGTCGGTCATGCAGCCGGTGAGTCCACTCAGTTCGGCACCACCAAAGTATCAAGGGCTCGCCAACTGGGCTGCCGCGTAAGGAAACTGTTAAAAGGTCCACATGACAAACCCCGTTCAAGAATGGTCTGGATACGCCTACGGTTCGAGCGCCACGGCTACGGCAGGAACGCTACCGACCACCGGACACGGCGTGGTGATTGTTATTGGGTTGCGCAACAACAATACCGTTACTTCAGTAACTGACAATCAGGCAGGCTCTCCAAATACTTATACCCTTGCGGTAAGCAGCGGGTATCTTCCCGATGTTGACATTTGGTACTGCAACAGCCTGACCATCAATCAGTCGTCCTTCGTGTTGACCGTTACTCCCAATACCACTACGGGCATACAAATATTCGCCGCAGAGATAATCGGGTTGAACGGTGTTGATAAGACAAACTCCAGCACAGGGTCATCTGTCACCACATTGAGTGTCACTAACGGCAGCGCGAACACGAACGCCAACGATATCGTGATCGCAGGATTCACCACGGGTGCCCTTTCGGGAGGCACTATCGGGCTGACCGGCCCTGCGTCGACTGGTTACACGAACATCGGCAACTACGATTACACGAACAATCAGTCATCGAACGGCAGCTATAAGGTCGTCAGTTCAATAGAAACAAGCTCCGCGACGTTCTCGTGGACTACCACAGCTCCATTCGTCACGGCGGCGATTGCGAGTTTTAAGGTCATTGGCACCCCAAACACCGCCCTAGATTTGATCAAAACCGGCACGACGCCAGGCGATGCGACCGGCGATCCCGCCCGCGTCGGTGGGACGAAGATCAATGATGCTCTGATATCGATCTACTCCGCTCGCGGCGCTCGAGCGACGACGCCTGGATGCTTTGGGGTTTCCAGTTCTGCCGGCACGACGACGACGCTGATCGATGCCACGCAGACTTGGTCCACAAACCAATTCGCCGGCCAGTACGTGACGATTACGACCGGCACTTTGCCATCCAGCGGGACGGCAACGAGCAACATCGCCTATTCGTCGCTGATTGCATCCAATACCGCGACTACACTGACTTTTGCGGCCCTTCCGTTCGCGACGACCTCGGGCTGTGGCTACGATATCAGCCCGGTCGTAACGACCGCACAGACAGACGGTCAAGCGACCTCTGTTGGCGGTACGGCACCCTCCACACTGGTCGATGCGTCCAAATCGTGGACGACAAACCAGTGGGCAGGGTACGTCGTGACCCTTCTCGGAGGGGCGTATGCGGGGCAACAAGCCCCGATTGCCTCAAACACGTCGGGCGCTTTGACTTTAAGCACCGCGTTCGCTTCAGCGATTGCTGCGGGAACTCCATACGTCATAGGTTCTGGGCAGATTGCCGCTTCCCAATACGTGACCTCGGGATCAACCATCACGGTGAATGCTGGAACGCTATGGCTTGAACTGAACGGACCGACGACGATGACGGTGACTTTTCCGTCAAGCCCCTACGACACGCAGAGGCTTGAGATTAGTACGACAACGGCAATCACGAGCTTTGCGACGGCCGGCGGAACGGTTTCCGGCGCTCCGTCGACAATGAGTGCGAACACCGGAATTGCATTTCGCTATCATTTAGGTACTACCACTTGGTACCGCGTTCAGTGAATCAGGAGCAACTATGCAAGTTTTGACGATCAAAGGACCGCTCGAGTTTGAAGCATTGACCGTGCGCGATGTGGTCTCCCTAGTGCCGAATGGCCGAAAAGTCGCTACCGAGTATTACTTGGGCGATGAATTGGTGAAACGCACCGTGACGGTCGATGTACTCATGCCGCTCACTTCAGAGGCGGCGCAAGGAAATTTCAATGGCTAACTCGACAGCGATTGCTTCTTCATTCAAGGCCGAGCTGATGCTCGGCGCGCATCAATTGGGCACCGTGACGATTGTTTCTCGCGGGTCACTGACCGCACCGACGACCGACACCCTTAAAGCGGCTTTGTACGTGACTACGGGGTCAATCGGTGCATCGACCACCACGTATAGCTCGACCAACGAAGTCTCTGGTACGGGTTATACCGCAGGTGGGGTTACGGTGACCAATGCCACCGCGCCTCAGACTGCCGGCGGTACAACGGGCTTTTGGACGCCATCGGCGGCAATCGTGTATTCGACGGTCACGCTAACTACTGCGTTTGATACGGTGCTGCTCTACAACTCGACGCAGAGCAACCGCGCGATTCTAAGCTACAACTTTGGAAGCACGACAGTGACTGCCGGAACGCTGACCCTCAACATGCCGACGAACGCATCGGGTACTGCGCTCATTACCCTGAGCTGATATGGCAAACGCAAACGCACTCCCGGCTTACGGTGGGCCGACAGTACCCCTAACCTACAACGAGGCATGGACGCAGCTGCGGCAGTCTCTTGCTTCTATCCAGGCTGTCACGACGCAGGTTCTGGGGCTCATTGCGGCAGGTCCAGTCAGCGCACAGAACATCGTCAACATGTCGAACGGCTTTGCGAACCAGATCACGACGTTGAACTCCATCGGTGCGCTCGGGACGCCTTTGGCAACCTATGCGATGACGCAAGCGTCATATCTCAATACGTTGGGCGCGAGCAATATCATTGCGGGATTCAACGCGATTGTGAGCGCATTGACTGCCGTGACGACGTGGGTCAATCAGAACGCGCCAGGCAATGCACTGACCATCAATTCATCCGGTCAGGTGATCTGGGCTACGATCTCGCAGGCTTCACTCTCGCCGTTGACGACGCTTCTCAATACGCTCGCTGCCACGATCACGTAAGGTCTTGCGATGACCATCGCGATTGGTCAGCATACATACGCCACGACCGGTGCTTATAGCACCGCAACGAGCGTTGGTCCGACAGCCTCTGTCACTACTAGCTCCGGCAGTGCATTCGTCATCTGTGTTGGGCTCCAAGTCAATGGCGGCCAATCCGTCAGCGGACCTATCGTTGATAGCCTCAGCAACTCATACACGCTGAAAGAAAGCGGGTCAGGCTATAACGCGGCACAGATCTATCTCTGCGACGTTGGAGCCACTGGCGGATCTGGGCACAATGTCAGCGTCAGTTTCTCGGCAGCAACACCGGCTTCGGTGTTTTTCATCGAAGTTACCGGGGCTGCCAGTCCGTCCTACGATACCGGCAACAACGGTTCTGATACGAGCGGCAGTAACTCGACGCGCACCGGCGCTTCCATCACAACGAGCGCTGCGGGCATCGTTATCTCCTTTCTCGCTGGCTATAACGGCGGCGAATCGTTCACGGATTCCGGTAGTGGGTTCTCAATCCTCAATCAGATCCCGAATACGGGCGGCCTTCCTGGTGCTGTCGTATCGACCAACGTCACGTCTGGTTCAGGAACCTATCAGGATACCTACGTATCGACTTCGACGGACTACTGGGGCTTTTCGGCCATTGGGCTCAAGCAGGCAACGGGCGGCACAACCTATACCCTATCCGGCCAAACCGGAACCTTTACCGAAGGCACTGTCACTCGCGCGTTAGCCTATGCCGCAAGTGGACAGACAGCGACCTTTACCGAAGGCACGGTGGGAAGCAATGTTGCCTACACGCTTTCCGGCCAGACGATCACCTCGTCCGAAGGGACGATTACGCGCAGTCTTGCATACAGCGCATCCGGCCAGACTGCCTCTTTCACCGAAGGGACAATAGTACCCGCAGTCGCCTATGGTCTAAACGGTCAAACGGCGACCTTCACGGAAGGCACAATCAGTGCTTCCGAGGGCGGCAATGTCACGCTGAGTTTGAGCGGTCAGACGGCGACCTTTTCGGAAGGTACGATCACCGCAAAGACTACTTACTCAGTCGGCGGACAAACGGCGACCTTTACTGAAGGTGCAATGTCGCCAGGAGCGACTTACAGCTTAACAGGAGAAACGGCGACCTTTAGCGAAGGCACGATTTCAGCCACCGATCCGGTAGCCCCATCCGCCCTGACATGGACTTTTGACCAAGTATTTACTTTTGATTCTTCATCCTACACATGGGATGGATATTTCCCGCAATCGTCCGCACCGACAAGCTATATCGCGATCCTCGGTGTTGCGGTATTCAATGTCAGCGCAGCGAGCGCAATCTCACAGTTCGAGATTTTCATCGGCTATGCGCCGTTTGTCGTTACTGGCGAGAGCATTTCCGGAGCCATTCAGGGTGGCAGTCCTGCTGCCAACATCATGCCGAACTTGGTTGGGTTGGAACTCTATCCGGCCATCGCGTTGCTGCAGCAGCTAAAGATCTATGTGCCGGCCAAAATCGGCTATTTCGGGACATTCCCGATCACGGCAGTTTTCGTGAAGTCTAATCTGCCGCCTAGCACCGTCACCGCTCAATCTTTGGCCGAAGGGCTCGCCGCCGCACCGAATACACCGATTACGTTAACTGTTTCAGAGTTCGCCGTGTCTGTAGCATTCCCTTAACAGGAGCATTTTGTGTCCACAACCGCACTGAGTCTAATCAAAGGGGCGTTACGCAGGGTCAACGCCTACCAGTCGGGTGAGACCATTGCAGCACCCGACGAGCAAGATTCCCTCGAGACGCTTAACGACCTGCTAGATTCGTTATCTACCGATCATGCCTCTATCGTCGGTAGCGTCGAAAACATCCTCTATTGGAATGCACAGCAGAATCAGTACAAGATCGGCAATCCGCTGTGTACTGATTTAGGCTTTAACCCCTTCGTAGGACAATGCACTTATGCTTCTGCGACGATTACGCTTGTTACCAATATCCCCTCGAATTTGGTAGTAGGGGCAACGCTCACTGATTCGGCTGGAGTCATTCCAGCAGGGACCACGGTAACTGCAATTGGTACGAACACCGTGACGATGAGTGCGAATGCGACCGCGAGCAATCCGGTGTCAAATCCGATTCATCCGGTTGGCACCAACACGATCACGTACACAGTCCCCGGTGATTTTGCGATCCCTCGGCCTTTGCGAATTACCGGTGGTTTTACGCGATTCAACCAACTCGACTTTACGCTCGATGTGTATACCGACCAATCGAGTTACACCAACATCCTCTACAAGCAGCAGCCAGGGCCTTGGCCCACGGTGGCTTGGTATAACCCGCAGATGCCGTATGGCATTTTGAACGTCTATCAGACGCCTGGTAATTCGGCTGAAGTACATCTGTTCACGGACGTGATCCTGTCGAATCTGACCATAAACCAGGTCTTTTACATGCCGCAAGGCTACACCCGCTGGATCAAGTGGCTGCTAGCAAAAGAGATGTGCGCAGAGTTTGGTTATCCGATGACGGAAGCGATCAAAGTAAACGCAGCCGATGCGGAAAGGAAGATCAAAGCACTGAATATGCAGCCTCCGGTAAAGGCGAAGTATGACCGTGCGCTCGCAGGGAATGGCGCAGATTACGGATTTATACTCCACGGAGGTTACGCGGGTAGATAAGCACGGAGGATTAGATATAATCCTGTTGTGCTTCTACCTAAAAAAGAATTTGCCATGCCAAAAATTACCAACACTCCAGAAGTATTGTGGTCGACTGTCAACAAACAAGATAGAGATGGATGTTGGCCATGGGGAGGCTGGAAAAGCGAGCAGGGATATGGTCGCGTGGAGATAAATGGGAAAAGTTACTATGCCCATAGAGTGATTTACGCACTCGCAAATCCTGGCTCAATTGAGTGGAACGCGCCAAAAGATAAAAATTCGACAGGGTTTATAAGGCATACATGTGATAACCCTTCTTGTTGCAATCCGAATCACTTATTGGTCGGCACGCATTTAGAAAACATGCGCGATAAAGTGAATCGAGGTCGAGGTCCTGATTTCTCCGGAGGTAAAAGCAAGCGGTGCAAATTGACTATGGAGGATGTTTTTTTTCTGCGTTTGCAGAGAAAGCGGGGTGCAAAAATTAAGGCGCTTCAAATGCTTTATGAATTGAGCGAAGCTGCCATAAAACAGTGCATTTACGGCAAAACTTACCGAGATACAGCCTAATGCCGTTCGACGTATTCGGCGACTTTGGTTTTGTTGGAGGTGCAGATCAAACGGCAAGCACCTACCAAGACTATCAGCAGTGCATCAACTATTACCCGGAAGTCACTCCGAACAAAAACGCCAAGGTCGCTGCTGCGTTGCTCGGAACGCCGGGACTCGTGCAATTGGTTTCCGCAGGTCCAACGATCACGCTACCAACAACGAACTGGCCGCAGCCTTATTCTGGTACGAATCTGCCGGTGAGAGGTTCTTGGGTTTTATCTGGATCAACGCAAGCATTGGTGGTGATTGGGAATGCGTGCTATTTGGTCACGATCCAAACCCCTGCGACCGCAACGACTCAAGCGGTTCTCGCGATGACCTCGGTGGGAACCTTGCGAACCTCAACGGGATTTGTCTCGATTCGCGACGACGGTTTAGGTGGATATGCGGTCATTGTCGATGGGCCGAATGGCTATCTCTACACCATCAAAAGCAAGACGTTTGCGCCAATCACAGATCCCAACTTCCTTGGCAGTAATACCGTAGCTTTCATCGACGGGTGGTGGATTTTCAACGTCCCCGGCACGCAGCAGTTCTATACCAATGCTCAACCGTATGCGATCACCTTCAATGCGTCCTACTTCGCGAACAAGGATGCTGCTTCCGATCAATTGATCGGGGTATTCGAGAGCAAAGAGGAGTTGTGGCTGATCGGAGAGCGAACGACCGAAATCTGGTACGACGCGGGTGGTCAGTATTTTCCGTTTCAACGCCTTGTGGGAACGATGCTTCAGGTGGGATGTAAGGCGGTCGGTTCGATTGCCAGATTCGGAGATGGACTCATTTGGTTTGGCCGCTCGGATCGAGGCGAAAACATCGTCGTGATGACGGAGGGATTCCAGTCAAGAGTGGTTACTACGCCTGCCGTCTCGGATGCGATTGCTAAATACAACGTGACGGCGGATGCGATTGGTTACACCTACCAAGAAGACGGCCATGAATTCTATGTGCTGACCTTTCCGACCGCAGATGCAACGTGGGTGTTCGATTCCTCGGTCCCGATGGAAATGGGGTGGCATCAACGGCTGTCGTATGACCCTTACGCCAAGGCTTACCATCGGCACAGGTCTAATTGCTTTATGAACTTCGCCGGGATGCGGATTGTGGGGGATTACCAGAACGGCTCACTGTATCAGTTAACGCGCAATGCTTACTGGGACGCAGGTTGGCCGATTCTCGCCAAACGGCGTTCACCTTACGTGTGGGATAAGGGGCCTCGGGGACGTATTTTTGTCTCAAGCCTGCAAATCGAATTCGCGCCAGGTCAGGGGAGCTCCACCGGACTGGGAGCCAATCCGATTGCGAATCTGCGAATCTCGCGAGACGGTACGACTTTCGGGCAGCAATGGCCGGCTCCGATGGGAGCGATTGGCAATTACCGCAACCGCACGATGTGGCGACGGCTCGGCATGGGCCGCGACAATATCTTTGAGGTCGAAGTCATTGCCCCGGTCAAACGAGACATCGTAGGGGCGACCTTGAAAGCGATGGGTGAGCAATGAGCCTGTTGCCGGGACAAATCATCCCGCAAGGGGTGAGTTTTGGGAGAGCAGATCCTGATGGCAACGTTACGATTTCGACCAATTGGTGGTTGTTTTTCTACAATATCAGCCAGAACGTATTGGGCGTTGGATCTGGTCTTCCGACGGGCGGCCTGATCGAACTCGAAAGCACGGATTCCGACGCCTCCGATACCGATGCGACTTCCCTGCGTTTACCGATTGCGGGATTGCAGGTCAATTACCCCGAATTACCCCCGACGGCGAACGATTTCCCGGCTATCGCAAGAGCCATCCTATTGGCGCAGGACAGCCTTTTACCAGATCCCTCCCCGTTAGCTCAGCCGGTTTCGAGCGTGTCCCCTAGCGGCTCTCCGTTCACGTACAAGGCGTCTTTTTCGGGTGCCGTTGCTGTGTCTGGTGGGACGGTTTCAAATATCGCCATCAGCCGGCAGGGAACTTCTGTTGCGACCGGGGTGACTGCGGGAGTTTTCCCGCTGAGCCGCTATGACTCGCTAATCGTGACTTACTCCTCAGCACCGACAATGGTGTTTTTGCCCACTTAGGAATCCCATGACTACCGTCACTCAAGTCCAATTAGTTGCGCCCGTTCAGCTTGCGAGTTCTGACGCCTCCGTGTATACCTGTCCCACCCAGACGACCGCCAAAATTGGACGGGCCGTATTCACGAATACGAGCGGGAGTGCAACCACCATCAATGCCGGCATCACGACCGGCGGTTCACTCGCAGCGGGTACCACCTTGATTTCAGCCAGGCCCATCGCACCCGGAGAGGCGTACGTCAGTCCCGAACTCGCGGGCGCTGTCGTGCCCGCTGGATCGCAGATCCACGCCTATGCGGGTGCGGCGACAGCGGTGACGTTCACGGCCTCCGGTTTGACTATCGTATGAGCGACCGAAAAATGGCGTGGGATATGTACTTTTGCTCTGTCATGGGCATGAGTCTGCATCCCGGCACGACTCGAGATAAAGCGATTCCTCGGACCATTGAGGAATGCGCGGATATTTCCGACAAGATGCTTGAGGAGCGCGACAAGCGGTGGAGGGCCATTGAGCGCGTTGCCTAAATTCGATTCATACTTTTGCCGTCTTGATTCGGTCGATACCGAACCATTGCTGTCAGAAGTTCTTGCGCAACCGGAATTGTGGAACAAAAACCCCTGCCGGTTGAGCCGCAAAACACCGCACTACGAAACGCAGGACATGATTCTGCGCTATCGAGATGAAACGTCCTTTCGCGAGTCCGGAGATTGGTCACGCTTTGTCGATGCGCATCTGCCGCAGTGGAACCGCACAATTGAGTTTCTACCCGCTGCTCGAAACATCGTTTTCGAGTTGATGAGCCGATATCGCGGCGAGATGTTGGGGGGCGTATTCATCTACAAACTCCAACCCGGAACCCAGATTTACGCGCACGTCGACCGTGGTTGGCATCCTGAGTTCTACGACAAGTTTAATGTCTGCCTCGCGAGTAATCCGGAGACTGCGTTTTACTACGAAGGTAGCGCAATGTTTCAAGAGGCGGGAGATATTCATTGGTTTCGGAATGACGTGAAACATTGGGTTAAGAACGAGGGTACAACCGACCACATCGTCATGACGGTGTGCATGCGGTTGGATCGCGGCGACCGAGGTCCGTGGAGTCCGGACGGCTGGCATCCGGATACGTCATGCCAATAGCTTGGGCAGCAGCCATCGGTGCAGTCGGTAGTGTCGTGGCGGGAGGCGAGCAAGCGTCCGGCCAAGAGCAAGCCGCGAATACGCAGCAGGCCATGTTCAATACCATCCAGGGTAACGAGCAGCCGTACATCCAAGAAGGTCAGAGCGCAAATAGTGCCTTGAGCCAATTACTGGGACTGACCCGGCAACGGGTAAAGGCGGAACGGCATCTGGAACTGGACTGCAAGGCGGGTATCTCACGCAGACCTTCCAGCCGACGATGGCGCAACTGGAATCGACACCCGGATATCAGTTTGCCTTACAGCAGGGCGACCAGGCGATCAACAACGCCAACGCGCCTGGGATTGGTGCTGCATCGGGTGCTGCGTATAAATCCTTGATCAACTACAACCAAGGATTAGCCTCAACGCAGTATCAGAACTCGTTCAACAACTTCCAGACGCAGCAGAACAACATTTACAACCGACTGAGTGGAATTGCATCGCTAGGTCAAAACGCAGCCGGGAACTTGGGAAACAACGGCGCGCAGTTGGGAACTGGAATCGCACAAGCGCAAGCCGGTGCTGCTGGATCTATTGCTGGTGGAATTGTGGGCGCGACGAATTCAGCTTCAAGCAATCTTGGGCTTCAGTATTTGTTAGGTGGAGGCGGTAGCAGCGCGCTCGGAGATAGTCAATTGGACTCGGCCAGTAATGCGCTGGGCTATACGGATGCCAATGGCGTCCTGACATACGGCAGTTGACATGGCAGACTTCGGCTCTCCCGTCGCTCAGAACGTCAACCCCAATGCGGGGATTCAGACGCTGCAATCCATTCTTGGGATCAAGCAGGCGCAGCAGAATCTTCAAACGGGTGCGATTCAGCAGCAACGCGCACAAGCGGCTGCGACCGTCGATACTCAAACGGCCAAAGAGAATCAGGCACTAGCATCGCTGTTGCATGATCCGGTGGCGGCTGGAATTGTCGATAAAGACGGCAATCCGACGGCGGCGGGTGAAAGCATCATTCTCAAAGCCGCTCCCACAACGGGCGCTGAAATCTTTGGCAAGATCGTGGAGGTCGCACGGTCGAAAGTAGATTTCAATAATTCAGTGAACAGCCTGAACCAGAACGAGCGCGCCGAGATTGGTTCGACCTTGTCCGGCGCTGCGGCGGGTGGCGACCTCAATGCCGTTCAAACAGCCGCGCAGCAATTGCTTGACTCTAAAGCCGGCACAGCCACCTACGACGATTACAAGCGCATCCTTGATACCACGATGAAGGTGGTTACACACCAGGCGCAGATCAGTCCCCAAGCAGGCTTACAAGCCGCGCTCGGCATGGGCCGTGAGGTCATTGGAGCGAATGCGGTCGTTGGGGCTGGTGGGATTGCAAATCCAGGAACGATCCGAAACGCAGCCGGGCAAACTCAGCTTCAGAACCCGATCAATGGCGCAATCTCCAATCCAGCGATGGTTGGAGGCGCGACTAATCCGGCATCGCCGCAAGTGGCCGGCCAGACAGCCGCAGTCACTACTCGGGCTGTCGGATCTGGAAATGCAGATATCGACTTGTCAAATCAAGTCGTTGCATCGCAGCGAAACGCGAAAGCCAATATCGACCTGACAAAACGGATCGATCAATTGGCCGATATCGTAAACCCTGGAACTGCTGCTGAAAAAGTCAGCCAAGCCTTGGGGGCTCTGAATATTTCCAATGTCAACCAAGCTCGCACCGAACTGCAAAAAGACCTTGACCGGCTAAAGGGTAGCCTTGCGGAACGAGCGCAGTCTGATACTCGAGCAGGTCCGATTTTGGACAGCATTCCGGATTCGACCAAGCCGACGGACACAATCCATCAAGCAATGGACATTACTCGAGGGTTTAGCCGACAGGATTTGGCTCTTGGCAAACTGCAATCGAAGTCATCAAAAGAGACTGGCGGCAATATGAACGGGTTCCAAGGGGACTATTCTCACGCAGTATCAGCGGCGAGTCCCTTGATGCATGAATATTTGTCATTGTCTCCGCAGGAACAAGTCGGGTTTTTCCGACGTAACTTTAAAACCAAAGCGGAAGCAAAAGCATTTCGTGATCAAGCGGAGTCGGTAAGAAAGAGAAGTCCCGATGTCGTCGGCCAGTGATCCATTAGATCAAGCATTCCCTGATACCACGATAGCGCCGACTCCGCTTAAAGGTGATCCGCTGGATGCGGCCTATCCGGATGAAAAACCCAAGACGAAGTTTACTAATCCGCAAGGCAAAGAGGTTACCGAAGGTCCATTGGGATTCGTCAATGGGGTAGCGGAAATCGCTGGAAAAACCGTCGCCAACATTCCGTATAACGCAGCCAGGGGCGTCGTAGACCTTTACCGCAGGGTAGTGAAAGACGGTGATCCGTCCGCTCCTGAGCCTTCTGTCGTGACGGCATTGCGTGTTCCGCTGAGTGAAAATGCAAGAAACGTCGCTGAGTCAGTCGGTGCAGCCAAAGCTCCCGGATTTGAAAACGCTGGGCCTAGTAAAGATTACCCTGGAATGGGGCCGCTGCGAAATGATCCCCTTTACCAAAAGGTAGCGCCGATTGTTGAGGATATCGCATCAATCGCTCCTGCTGCCGGTGCTGCTCGGAATGTCTCGCGAGCGTTTAAAACCGCAATCCCTGCCGATGAAATACCCTCGGCCGCTCAATCGGCGCTGGACAAAACGTATTCCGGTCAATCAATGGGTGCCGCCGGAACCGCGCCGAATGTCGCTAGTCTATCTCCGGACTTACAGAAAGCAGTTGCAGAAGCATCCCGCAAGACTGGAGGGATAGTTAATCCGGATGCATTGACTGCTCATATAGAGGCATCCGAGCATGGTGTGGATTTGATGCGCGGCGCTGCTACGCGCGATCCTGATCAATGGTCTGAAGAATACAATTCAACCCATTCAGATATCGTTGCTCGAAAAAACGCCAACGAAACGCAAATGATCGATGCGATGGATAAGATCCGTCGTGACGCATCGCCGTCCCATGTCGCCAATAGTGCGCGGGAAAATGGTCAGATTGTTTTGAACGATCTAAAGAATTTTGACGAGCCTCGAGTGCAGGCAATCAACGACGCTTACAAAGCTGCAAATGATGCAAATGAAGCGGCTGGCAAAGGTGCATTGACGCTTGATCCGAAAGCGGCCGTTTCTCAAGCAACGCGGGCATTGGAAGATCGAGAGGAATTGTTGCCGTCCCCTGGCAGATCAATCTTGCAGAAAATACGAGATGCTGCCGAGAATGGTCAGCAAATCCCGCTTAAGAAAGTCGAAACGTGGAAAACCATAATTTCCGACGAATCCCGCAAGGCCGATCGGGCGGCAGACGGTAGCGCGGTTAAAGCCTTATCTGACCTTCGCGACAGCATAGAGCAAATGTCTCCCGGTTCGGACGCGGCTGCTGGCGTGCAAGAAAAGTTTAACGCCGCTCGATCATTGGCCCGTCAGCGGTTTCAGGACATGGACGCAGATCCCGCCTATAAGGCTGCGGTAAACGATTCGGTTCCGAAGGGACACCCATCGCCATTGGCCGATACGTTTTTGGACGATTACGCCTTGAGTAAGGGAGCGCCGAAGTCTCAGATAGACTTGATGCGCAGCAAACTATCGGAAGAAGGGCAAGGCGCATTGGCCTCCCATACGTTGAACACCATTCGTAATCAAGCAATCGGCAAGACTGGGAAAATAACGCCGGCGGGATTCAACGGAGCATTGCAAAAGTACGGTGATAAATTGCCGTCTTTGGTCGCTCCGGAAACGCAAGATAGCTTGGCGTCCCTTGCGCGTACGGTCGAACGGGTAAAATCGGAACCTCCTGGCGGAACAGCAAATTTCACGAAGTCAGGAATTGTGGCTCGAGATGCGATGAATGCGATTGAAGGGTTGGCTAATGTCAAGACCTCCGGCGCTTTTGGCTATCTCAAAGACAAACTTAACCTGTCTGAGAACAAATTTGCGCGCGATGCATTGAAGCCTGGTGCTGGTCTTGAAGACCTAAAGACTACCCCATGAATTTTGCGAACGAAATAAACGCTGACCATGCGATTACCATTGGCACGATTGCCGCAGCAACTCTACGGCCGCGTTTGTTGAACGCCAGAAATCCGAGAATGCTGATTCCGAGTACCCAAATCATATGACGACCCTCGTTGCCTGTCCCCCGACCATTCTCCAGTTCTTCAATAACGCCGGTCAACCGAACGTTAACGGCACGATATTGACACAAGTCGGTGGTGTCAATGCTGCGACGTATCAAGATTCTGCCGGAACCCTCCCGCTGCCGAATCCTATACCCTTAAACAGCCGGGGTGAGGTATCGAATTCCAGCGGATACTCGTGTCAGCTATTTCTGACACCTAACACCGTTTACACCTTCACGATGTTCGATTATCTGGGAAACCAGCTCAATCAGGCTACCTACGTC